GTGTGGGAGCGGTTGTGTGAGCAAGCCCCGCTTTGGTCCGAAGCTTCACAGCTAAGGCAGCGGTGGCGTTCCTCAACTGTAGTAGAGTCCAGCAAATACAGCTTCGTCAATAAGACGACGACTATAGCGCGTGGCATCTGTACAGAGCCGACTGTGAACATGTGGTTCCAGTTAGGTTTCGGCGAGTGCCTCAACCGTAGACTGAAGAAGGTCTACAACTATGACCCGGCTCTCCAGCCGGATCGTAATCGCGTGATGGCCAGGCGTGGATCACTCGATGGGTCGTTATCGACTATCGATCTTGAATCTGCGTCCGACTCGATGTCACTTCACGTTTTAAAGGAAATACTTCCAGCTAGCTTTTTTGGTTGGTTGAAGATCCTTAGGTGCCATCAGACGACGACCCCACAAGGGAAGTTGGTTGAGTTGAACATGGTATCGACGATGGGGAACGGTTTTACTTTCCCCCTCCAGACGCTTCTGTTCCATTCAGTTGTTAAGTCCGCTTACAGGCTTCTCGGTATCCCTATTAACATGGGGCGCCGCGATGTAGAGGGTTGTAATGACCCTTTCGCTGTAGGTCGCAACTTTTCCGTGTTCGGTGATGACATCATTGTCGATACACGTGCGGTTCGCTTAGTTCTTAGGGGGTTGTACCTCCTAGGTTTCAAGGTGAACGAGGACAAGACCTTTGTTGAAGGTCCGTTTCGAGAATCCTGCGGCGCCGATTACGTGAATGGCGTTAATGTTCGGGGCGTTTACATCAAAGCCTTAAACACTCAGCAGGACGTTTGCAAAGCCATCAACACTCTCAACCGATGGACGGCTAAGACAGGCGTGAGCCTGACTAACACCGTTCATGTGCTCCTCCGGAGCATACATCGACCTCATACGCGGTTAGTTCCGCCTGATGAAGATGACGCAGCGGGGATACACGTCCCTGTTCGGTGGTTAGGATCTCAGAATGCCTTAATGGTCCCTTACTATAAGGACCACAAAGGCCTACGACATCCACATACCTTTGTGCACGTTAGACCCTATCTCGCATGGGTTCCAGATCGTCTGGAACTCAGGCTGCGGGACGGATACCTTTCGTGCAACGATGAGAGCGCGAAGCCGCGAAACTACAACCCTCCCGGGTTGATGCTTGCGGTTGTCGCTGGTTTTGCCCGTGGCGGTCGCATTCTGCTAAGGCAGCAGTCTGTAACCTATTCAACGAAACCGCGTACAACTCCTTCCTGGGGTTGGATGCGTCCACGGCCGCTCGAGTACCATCTAGGCTACTCGGGTGACAGGCTTTTTGATTTGGC